CCCAGCGCATCATACATAGATCTATATGCTTGATATAGATTATGTATACGAGGATTCGACTGCGCCAGTTGTAATTGAGATTGAGCTAAAGATATTCTTTGCGTCTGTGAGAAGATGTTTGGATCTGCTACAGGTAATATATCTACTCTATCATCAAAATCTTGAACTTTGATTTGTCTTGATGCACCCGGTACATCATATGGATATACAGGTGGTAAGTATGTTTTAAATACTTCTGCTAATAATTTAAATTCTTGTTTAAGTCCGACATATAATCTTTTGTGTATAGCTGACATTACCCGCGATCCACGCTCCAATAATGCAACTGTTGTTCCAACTGCAGCGGCTTGGTTCATATCACCCACTTGTGAGTCTGCGATGCTCGCGAATCGTTGGCCCGCTGATACAACTACTCCCATTAATTGTAAGAGTGTTGCATCAGGACCTTTAAAGGGTAGGGTCATAAACTGATCCTTGATGTTACCACCAGGAGCATCTACGTCCCTAAACTCACCAGGTTGTAGAGGTTGAGCGTCATCTCTGACTCTGATACCTCTAGATTTAAAACCGGCTGGTAAGTTAGCTAAAGTACCTGCATCCAACAACTGTCTTAGAGCTGCTGTTGCAGTTCTAGTTAATCCACCAATCATATGGATTAGACCAAAACCATAAAACCCTGTGCCAGGTAAAAATTTAAACTGCACAAAATAATTTATTTTTTTCTTTAACGGATCACCTTGTCTGTAGTTTCTTCTAATAGATAAAACTTTGTGACCTGCTTCTGAAATAGTTACAACGTATGGTAATTTAATTCCTGTAGGTTCTTCACCTTCACCCATATCTTCATAACCTTCTAAATCTAAATTAGTATGTACTTCATACAAAGTGTATTGATCTTCTTGACCATCTTTAGAAATACCTTCTAGTTCTAATTTTTTATCTTGTAATTGGTTTTCAGTTACAGGAGGCGAACCTAATTCTACATCTCTATAGAATCCTGCAACTTGTTGTTTCTTTAATTCGTTTTCTGAAATTTTTATAACGTGTACAACTGCATCTGCATCGTCTAATGAGTTTGCAGAGTAAGGTACAATTAAATCTTCCGCCGGTACAAATTTTGAAACGGCTCTACCTAAAAGGTCGTCATAGTAGACTTTCTTAAAAGTAGAACCGCTTAGAGGGAGGTAGAATAACATTTGATCAAACTCTGGCTCATACTCTTTCATCTGATCCATAATTTGATAATTCATAAAATCTTTTACACGCTTTGCCTGTTCTTCTTTTTGAACATTCAAGTCTCCCATTATTTGCGTTCGTACTGGTCCATCAGACGGGAGTAACTCTTTATAAGCCTGCGCTTGAAATTGCGTAACTGCTTCTGCAAGAACTGGGTGATTGACACCACTAGCTCCTCTAAAAGGTTCTGTTCTTCTTTCATATTTAAATCCTAAAAGTTCTAAACCGTTTCTATAAGTTTGTTCCCAATCACCACGAGATTCTTTGTACTCGTTGTATTGGTCAAATAATTTTGATCCTAATGGGTCTAAAATTTCTTCACCTAAAAATTCTGCAAGGTTTTCAAAATGGTCTTCACCACCTTCCATTGCTGCAACTTTAGGATCAAACGAAACTTCAGCACCGCCTTCTTCTGTCATTTCTATTTCAACAGGACCGCCTTTTTCTTGAACTTCTTCTACGTTCTCTTTAACTGCCTCTTGAATTTCTACTTCTCCAGGAACTTCAACGGTTGTTTTTGTATTTGGTAATGGTTTGTCTATTTCAGCCATTTGGTTAATCTATCCTCTTTTGTTAAATGTTTCAATTACTTCTTCTAGTATCTCAGTGTTGGGTTGCTTTGCTTCTTTGATAGGCTCTGGATTTGCAGCAGCCCATTCTAATAATTCTGCTTGTGTAACTGGTTCATCATTTGCAGTATTTACAAAAGCTCCTATATCAGCATTGTATTTTATATCCATTATCTTTTCTCCACGAACATCGTAGCGAGGCCACCGTCTGAATATTTTCTTCTATTATATCCATCTATGAACCCACCATCTTTTTCTCCGCCACCTGGATCATAAGGATCGCTGTAATCAAAAGTAGATCCACCGGGACCTTTACCTTCATCTTGTCGATCACTTCGCTGTCTAGTTTTTTCTCTGCTTAGATAATCTCTTTGTGAAACACCTTGCGTAATACCATAATCTAAAGTGCCTTGGTTTGTAGTACGTTGACCTGCTTGACGTTGTCTTTCTCGTTCAGCTTCAAGTTCTGCCTGAGCTGCAGCTAACTTTGCAGCTTTTCCTGCCTCTGAAATTCTTTTATTAGCAGTCATTTTAGTAATGTAATTCATTAACGCAGTTTCGTAATCATTAGTTCCAAAACCTGATATTACATTTTTACCAGATAATACAGAACCTGGTCCATATTTTAAAGCACCTGTATTTGGATCTCTACCAATTAAAGCTCCTGTCACATCCATAAAATTACCCTCTACCGCTCCTAGTTTTGGATCTATAAACTGTCCACTTTTTCTAGTCACCATAGGTGATGCTTCTAAAAAGTTTAATTGTCCTGCCATTAAAGGATTATAATTTCTAGACTCAGGATTAAATGGACTTTGCATTCCAGCAATTTTACTAAACAAACTTGGAAGTTTTTGTCCAAGTTCAAATTGTTTTTGTGCTCGATCTCCAAGTGTGCCTTTTACTTTTGGTTGAAAAAATTTATCTTTAATACTTCCAAATTTATCTTTAACTGAACCTATAAAACTCGTATCTTTTTCTGGAACTGGATAATTACCTACACTTGTTTCGTCAGCAAAATATTCTGTCATATCTTCTCTAACGTCAGGAGTTATTTTTAATCCTCCCATTTCATTATAAGTATAACTTGGTAATTGTTTAGTTTCAAAAAAATCTTTTTGCACTGAAGTTTCTGGAAAATTTCTTACAGTGTAAGGACGAGGTGTTTCTCGTGTGTATGTTTTTTGTAATTCTGTAATTCCTCCACCACCGCCAGCACCTTGATTTATTTGTGAACCGATAATATTATCGCTCGGAGTATCAGGTGTTGAACTGCCTGGTGTATATAAACCTTGACCTTGTAATGTATTCGCGATCTCTTGATCACTAAAGCCGTAACTATTCATCGAGTTATAAATATTTAATGCTTGACCCTCTAATGCCGGACCGCCCATAAAGAATCCGACTCGACCGCCGTCTTCAAATCCAGGACCCATATATCCTTTGTAATTTCCTAGTTCCATATTCATTCTTATTTTGTCACCTAAAAATTCTGGGGGCATTTTACCTTGTTTTAAATATTCATTTTCCGCTGCAATAATTCTTTCGTTAATTTGATTTCTCATAAAAGGACTATTACCTTCAAAACTAATTTCTTGAGTTGCACCTAATGTTAAATCTTCATCTGTTAAAACAGGATTTTTTAATTGATTTATACCTGTATTAATTACATTTCCTATATTAAATAATTTCATTAATTCTACAGGCGCCATTGTGTTAATTGCACTCTTTACTCCAAAGGGTAAAGAATTATATTTGTTAAAAGTTTTTTGAATTAAGTTTGGATCTTTAATTCCTAATTGATTTTTTAATTGATTTATATTTTGTTCTTGAGTTACTTTACTTCTATCTACACCACTAATTCCTTCACTTCTCCCACTTCTATCTGTGCCTTTACCACCACCAAAACTTGCTTTTGATCCGACGTTCCCTTGACCAATACTTGAAGCTTGTGCACTACCACTTCTATATCCAGCATCACCTCTATATCCTAAAACTATTTCTGACTCTTCAACTAATTGTGAAGGGGCCGCTGGAACTTTGGGTTCAAATAAAACTTCAATGCCTATCGCACCGCCGTCCGCTCTTCTGTTTCTAAAAAACTTTTTATAATCAAACTTTGGTTTCGGTGCATCTTCAACACCACCTTCGTCATATCTTTCTTCTGCATCTACTAAAGTTCTATCTTCGCCTGGTTGAATTATTTCTTCATAACCTTTAATCATTTTTTCTCGAGAAGCTCCAGACTTTGCGAGCTCTTTCATCATCTTTGCTTTTTCTTCTTTAGTTAAATCTTTTGGATCTATATCTTCTACAGATACTTCTTCTTCAACTTCTTCATCTTTACCTTTTTTCATAAAGATCTCACCAATACCTAAATTAGGTACAAGTGTTTTTAAAATCATAGCTGACTTTTCAGGATTTGATTCAATATATTTATTTACTTCATCAGTGGCTTTTGCCATTCCTAAAGCGGCAATTGATACACCTATTATTTCTGCAAATGGGATAACTAGTGGGGCTGCTAAAATCATAATTAATAATACGTTCTTTCAACTCGAGGAAGTGAGTCCTCTTTTAAATCTTCTGGATGCGCCACGAACCCT